AAAGCACACGAAGATGTAGTAGTTTTTTATAAAAAATTATGTACATATAATCCACAAATGACAAAAGGTACACCATACGATAAAGGAATTGCTGTAAGAGATACAGAAGTTTATGGAAAACAAATAAAAAAAGTTCATGTTAAAAATAAAGATGGTAAAAGATTTCCTCGTAGTGTAATTTATTTCAAAACAGCTGAAGGGGAAGGAAAATTACATCCTACACAAAAACCTTTAGCTCTTATGGAATATTTTATAAAAACATATAGTAATGAAAATGATAATATTCTTGACCCATGTATGGGAAGTGGAACAACAGGAATTTCTTGTATAGAAACAAATAGAAATTTTATAGGTATAGAAAAAGATGAAAAATATTTTGATATTGCTAAAAAAAGAATTGAAGAAACTGCACCAATATTGAAATTTATTTAATTATTTAACTTGACTTTTGAAATTTATTATGTTATAATAAGTGATGTATAAATTTAATGAAAAAGAAATCCTAAAAGAAATCCAGAAGTATGTTGATTCGACTTATGAACAACACTACGCAACTGGTAAAATCCAATCTACCGAATTTATAATTGATATAGGCCATGGTCTAGGGTTTACTATAGGCAATATTATCAAGTATGCTCAAAGATACGGTAAGAAGGGTGGATTCAACAAGAGTGACTTATTGAAAGTCGTTCATTATGCAATAATTGCTATATCAGTACATGAAAGGGAATATGAAAAAAGCTGTGATTGAAATTCTTTATGAAGGCGAGCCCGTGTTGGGCAGTCGAACTAATGGACAATATTTGGTTCGTGAATATGAAGATGAAGAAGAATTGGGTGGAAGCTTCTATAAGACAATTGAAGAAGCAGAAGCTCGTGTTTTAGAATATCAAAATATGGAGTAATATGAAACTAAGTAAACATACACTTAATATGTTAAAGAATTTCAGCGATATTAATATGTCGATTGAAATTAAAAAAGGAAATGTTTTAAGAACTGTATCGGTTCAAAAGAACATTTTAGCACAGGCAGAACTTGAAGATGAATTTCCAAAAGATTTTGCCATTTATGAATTGAATCGTTTTCTTGGTGCAGTATCATTATTTGATGATCCTGAATTAGAATTTAATGCAAAATCTGTGAATATTGGAACAACTAAACATTCAGCAGATTATGTCTATTGTGACCCTTCCATGATTGTCACTCCACCAGAAAATAATATAACTTTTCCAGATCCAGAAGTTAAGTTTACATTAACTCAAGATAGTTTATCTCAGGTAATGAGAGCTTCTAATGTTCTTGGAACTCCTGAGATTGCCATTGAAGGTGGGCCACATCCTAATGACAGTATTAGGATTAAAGCTCTGGATGTGAATAATGATTCAACGGATACTTTTCAGGTGGTCTTGGATGAAAAATCTGGTCATACATTCAGATTTGTTTTCAAAACTGAAAACATGAAAATGGTGTCTGGTAATTATGATGTTGAAATTTCCTCAAAAGGAATTTCTCACTTTTCATTGCAGGGAGCTAAATTACAATATTGGATTGCCACAGAATTAACCTCCAACTTTGGGGGTTAGATGAATAAAGATATATTATGGGTGGAACAGTATAGACCTTCCACTATTGATGATTTAATCTTACCAGAAGAAATAAAAAGCACCTTTAGAGAAATAATCGGTCAGGAAAAAATACCCAACTTGATTCTGAGTGGAAGTGCAGGAGTTGGAAAAACTTCCGCTGCTATGGTGTTGTGTAAGTCCCTCAACTGCGATTATATTATTATCAATGGTTCTGATGAAGGGCGATTGATTGAAACTCTTCGTAATAAGCTTACACAATACTGTAGTGCCGTTTCAATGTCAGGGGGTAGAAAAGTAGTCATCATAGATGAAGCAGACTACATGACTCCCGATTCAGTCCAGCCAGGAATGAGAGGTTTCATGGAGAAATTCTCTAGTAATTGCTCATTCATCTTCACTTGTAACTTCAAAAATAGAATTATAGAGCCGATTCATTCACGGTGTGCAGTTATTGATTATCGAATTAAAGATTCTGATAAACAAAAACTTGCATCTGAATTTATGGATAGGTGTATACTTATTCTAACAGAAAATAATATAGCCTATGAAGAAAAAGTAGTCGCAGAATTGATTATGAAACACCTACCAGATTTCCGTAGGGTGTTGAATGAGCTGCAACGATATTCTGTTTCTGGAAGTATTGATTCTGGAATTTTGCTAAATATAAGTGATGCAAATATGAAGGAGTTGATCGAATGTTTGAAAACTAAAAACTTCAAGGGTGTTCGGTCATGGGTAGTAAACAATCTTGATAATGACCCCCAAAAAATCTATCGTAAAATATATGACCATTTATATCAATCAGCTGACCCTAGTACTATACCTCAAATAATTCTGCATATTGCAGAGTATCAGTACAAATCTGCATTTGTTGCAGACCAAGAAATTAACCTAATGGCTTGTTTAGTGGAGATAATGGCAAATGCCCAGTTCAAGTAACTTATATCAAATTTTAAAAGACCATACAAATTCAGTTGGTCTTCCTATAGTTCCAGAGGGTAAATTTCAAAACTTAACTCAGGAATATACTAAAGAAGTTTTTCGGGAAACTCTTTCTGAATTTATTTCTAAAGAAAGACCTGAATTTCCCTTAAAATCCATTTCAAAAGAAGAAGTAGGAGAATGTTTCAAAAAATTACTTCAAGCCAACTATAAAGAATATATTTTTGTAGAATCTGATAAAGATATTATGGAGAAGTTTAATGATTACATATATCCATATTCAAAGAATGGTTTGGGTGTTATTGATGCACCTAGTGTTTTTAGTAAAGCAAGTAATGCATTTCATCAAGATTTGAGATTAAATTGTGGCTCATATGGATTTAGAGCTCCGATAGATGTGTGGACTACTGGAACTGCAAAAGAAATTTGGAAGTGTCTTGGCCCAATATGGAGAGGCATAAACGGTGTTTCAAAAGATAAAGATGACAATTTAATTGGTGGAAGTTTACGAGAAGAATCTTATATTTCTGCATTTAGGCTTGGTACATATATTGCAACACAATTCAAACCAATCGTTGCAAAATGCATTTATCAAATGTCTAATGCAACTAAAGTATTGGATACAAGTTGTGGCTGGGGAGATAGGTTGTGTGGTTTCTATGCAAGTAATGCTCAGGAATATATTGGTTGTGACCCTAATCCAAATACTTATGAACGATATAAACAACAATGTGTGGAGTATGAAAAATTATTAGGACATATAGAAGCTGATATATGGGAATCTAAACCATTAAACATTCAGCAGTTTAAATGTGAGGGTAAAAAGAAAGTTACCATATATCGATGTGGAGCTGAAGATTTGCCATGGGATGTTATAAACGAAATAGATTGTGCATTTACTTCTCCACCATATTTTTCTACTGAGGAATATAACAAGGGCGGAGAACATGAGGAAGATCAATCTTGGGCAAAATTTAACGAATATGAGTCTTGGAGAGATCAGTTTTTTCTTCCTGTATCTTGCAATTCTTTTGATTCTTTAAGTGATAATGGACTACTTGCAATTAATATTTTTGACCCACAAATTAAAGGAAAACGATATAGAGCTTGTGATGAGTTGTGTACTGATGAAAAATTAAAATCATATTTTATAGGCCAAATAGGAATGAGAATTATGCAAAGGCCACAAGGAAAGTCTAAATTTAAAGGGGAGGATGGAAAGTTAGATAAAAAACAATTAAATGAATTTATGAAGAAAACCTTTATAGAAAATATTTGGTGTTTTAGTAAAAGTAAAATAGACCTATTTCAAGAAACTACACTAGATAAATTTTTTGAATGAAAAAATTAGATATATCATATTCAGATAGTGAACTAGAACCTATAGTTAAATGGTGTGGTGAAAATAAAGAATATACTCCTGTAATTACAAAGTACAATAAAAAAGGAAATTGGAAGGCTATATCATTGAAAGGATATGCTGTTGACCCCTTAGTTATATCAAAACCAAATGTATTAGGGGTTGGTGAAGGGGGCTCATTACAGGAAACACCACTATTTACTGAATTAAATATACCATCTATTTTAGATAAAATTCCAGCAGAAACAGAAAGAGTTAGGTTGATGAAATTGGAAGCTGGAACGAAATTATCTAAACATAC